AAGCAGACCTCTTTTGGCGTGTTACTGCAGCTCCTGCACTTACATTAACAGAATCGGTTGAACTTGTTGAAGAACAAACCGCAGCAACATTAGTAGTAAGTGCACTTACAATATGAAACCCTGTTTCTCCTGCAATTGAAATAGCATCTCCTACTCTAAGTTCTATACCAAATAAAGTTCCTGTTCCTGCAAGAACACCAGTTGCTGCAGTCCATTCAACTGATCCTGTTAATGTTGCAGATGGTCTATCTGATGGACAAATGGATACTTTAAAAGTGTTTCCTAAATCTCCTGCCCATTTTGAAACGAACGGCCCGTTTGCCGCAGTACTGTATGCTGTACCACCTTGTTCTGAGTCATAAGTATTATAATAACTTTCAGATGTTGTAACCTGAATATTAACATATGCTCCAGTATTTGCACAAGCATTCTTTGGGCAAGCGGCATTAGTTGTAGTCGTATTTGCAGCACGAACAACGTTTAATGCACTTGTATAAGACAGGAAGTTTGCAGCAGTAAAAAATGATTCAAAATTATTATCGTCTGGTTTTTGAAATTGATCCACCAGATTATCTTCGTCCGTAATCAAAGTCACTTCTTCGATTGGGCCCCAGCGAAATCTTCCGGCGAACCCACCAGTGGAGGTTCCTGCAGCAACTACTACATTAGTCAGGTCAATTTCTGAGGTATTAACGCCTGGACTTACTTGAAAGGGCATGTTTGTTCTCCGTAATAAATTGTATGAGTTTCTTTAGAACATTATATTTGTTCTTATAGAATATTTATAAATACTCGTAATTGATGAATAATATTTAGTGTACGATAAATATGAAGTTTCCACAAAAAGCAATACAACGTTTTAATATAAAAGTCAATAAAACCAATGACTGTCACGTTTGGAATGCAGCCAGACAAAAACAGGGGTATGGTATGTTTTCGATTGATGGAAAATCTATGCCCGCACACCGATTTTCATATCTCTTACACAAAGGAAATATTGCTGAAAATATGGTTGTTCATCAAACCTGTGAAAATAATGGTTGTGTCAATCCTAATCATCTTGTACTCCAAACTAAAAGTCAAAATAAAAAAAGTTATAGTTCGGTTCGTGTTAGTAAAGAAATGATCGAGAAAGAAAGTGTCAAATATCTCTTTCGACTCCGCAATGTTCGACCAGAATTAGAAAAAGAAATTGATGCGTTACTTTTATTGTTGAATACTGAAATAACAAAAGAAGAAGACGATTTCGGATTTGAATCTGAATCTAAGAAAAAAGTATATCTCTAAAAATATTCATACTGATTTTTATCACTGGCCGGTTTCCAAACATTATCATCGCCTGGAATTTGGAATTCATCTGGATCATTACCATCATTAATAATTCCAAAAGGAACTAACTCTTCCTCAATCATTTTCATTTGTTCCGCAAACATTTTTTCCCGAATATCTTGGTCTGTGAGTTCTCTGAAGTACCGCTGTTGCACTAACCAAGAAAAGAGGACACATCCCATCACTAGATCATCATGAGCCCCATCATCCGCTTCCCAAGAAGTACTCTTTCCAATAAAGGTTGTCAATTCACTTATTGTATCAAAATCTTCAATAAGTAGATTGTTTCTCTCAATTAAATCTTTGAGAGTTGCACATCCGATTCGTTTAACCTGTTTCGTTGTACGGATTCCCATTGATACGTTCTTGGAAAAACCACCACCGATTTGTTGTCCGTTTCTCCCATGCATCGTAACCATCATCATGTTCTCGTATTCCATATCGTGATAGAGAATATCTGCCACTTGTTGTCCGATGTCGTTTACCTCCACTAAAACAAATGCTTCGTTATATTTCTGTGCGGTTGTAAAAATCACATTTGGATACAACATCGGTGAAATATCATTCTTACGATACTTCGCAACTTGCCGGTAAGGTTGTTTTGTAACATCAAAAACAGAGAACGCAGAGTAATCTAAACCTACCCCCCTTGCAACATCACACACCATAACGTAAGTATGGTTCAACACCGGCTCTTGATACACATCCAATCCTCCATGTTGAAAAATTGGTTGTTTAAACGGCATAGACATGAGTTTTTCGGTAGAAATAAGAGTATTGGAACTACCTAAGAAAGAACATTCAAACTCTTGTTGAAACTGTCGTTCTGAAGTATTCCGTATTGTCTTCTCTTTCCAAACCTCATCTCTATCTGGAACTTGTGACCAATGAACCGAAATAGGAGAATAGTCATTCTGTTTTTCTTCCGCATCCGTCCATAACTTATAAAACAAATTCATGCCGTTTGGAGTTGAGACAATGAATACCTTTGTTGTTTTACCAGAAGAAATTGTAGGATATACCGAACTGAAAAACTCTTCGGAAATATTTTGGGGAACGAATGCAAATTCATCTAAGAAAATGATGTTGAATGAACCACCTCGAATTGCAGAACCCGAAGTAGAACTAGCAAGAATTTTCGAGCCATTTTCTAGTTCAATGTTTCCTTTGTTCCATATCAAAATTCCCTGTTGCATCCACTTCGGCATGTGTTCGTATGCTAGTTGTAATCTTCCAAGAAGTTCCATTGCAGTTGCTTTTTTGTTTGCAAGAACCGCAACCGAAACATTTTCGTTGAAAAGGATGTAATGAAGAAGATATGCAAGGATAGTAGTTGATTTACCAGATTGTCTCGCCATTTTACATATCACAAATCTTTCATTGTGAAAACGATCAATCATGTCCTTTTGATAATCACGAACATTAAAATCTACTAATCCTTCATCAAGAGAAACGATTTTAATATGTTCAGTTATAAAATGCAGGGGGTCTTGTTGACATCGGACATATTCGCCTACCTGTTCCTCTGTCCAATCTTGATGAACATATGCGGATTTGAGTAAGGGATTTCCTAAGTAAGTTCCATGTTCTTGCATTATTTAACCAAGTGCTATTGCCATTGCAGTTGAAGTTGCTTCAACATATGCTTTAATAGATTGTTGTGTTGCAATCTTAGTTGCACTATCTGAGGACAGATCATCTTCATCTAGAACAGCTGTTCCACTTACACCAGTATTGAAAACTGGACTCGTAAGTGTTTTGTTTGTTAATGTTTGAGAATCGGTAAGACCAACTACCGCACTTCCAATTCCATCTAATAATGCAAGTTCAGTTGTAGTTATGACACTTGCAGAAATTGCACCAGTTCCACTTGTTTCTAATACTCTACTTGCAGTTGTTGTTGCAAGTTTAGAAAGTGCAATCGCAGCTCCCGATGCAACACTTGCATTCACAACTGCATCAGATGCAAGTTCATCTGCTCCTACTGCATCATCTGCGAGCATAGAATTTTCAACCGATCCGGCCTGAATTGTTGCAGCACCAGTTACGTTCCCCGAACCAGTAAAAGATGCAGATGTCCAAACCACATCTCCTGTCATTCCTATGGTTCTACCAGTTGCAAGTGCGGTTGCGGTATCTGCGTTTCCAGATGTGTCTTGATTTCCAGATGCATTCACACCAGGCAGATTAATGTTTGCAGTTCCATCAAATGAAACTCCACCTATCGTTCTTGCATTTGCGAGTGCAGTAGTTGTTGCAGAAAGTGCAACAGCAATATTTGAAGATCCATCAAAAGAGGTTCCACCTATCGTTCTTGCATTTGCAAGGGTAGTCGCAGTTGTTGAATTTCCTTCAAGTGCAGCCACAATTGTTCCAGTAGTTCCAGAAACAACCTCTGAAGAAAGTGATGCATCTGGTATAAATGTTAATTTTCCAGCCGAATCATCGTATCCAAGAAATGCAGTTTTTGCAGCCGAACCTGTGTGATACTGAAGTGCAAGACCAACATCTTTATTTGTATCAGAACCCAATGCCCCACCACCCGATGCAGTTTGGAGATGAATAATTGGATCAACAATTGTAGTAACTGTGCTTTCAATTTTAGTAGTTCCCCCACTAATGGTAAGAGCACCAGATACCGCCAAATCTTGAGATATTGTTACGTTTCCACTTGATGCTATTGCAATAGCATCTGGATCACTCGTATGTCCAATGTTTGTTCCATTGATGATGATATCATCAACAGTAAGTGCAGTTAATGTACCAAGTGAAGTAACACTTCCTTGTGCAGCCGTGGAAAGTGTTCCGGCAAGAGTTTCACCTGTAATCGTTCCAACTGCACTTACATTTCTAAAACCAGTAATATCTTTATTGGAATCAACAATTACTGCTTTACTTGCAGAAATAGTACCGGCGGTAACATTATCAAGTACAGTAAGTTCTGATGATGCAAGTTCTGTACCTCCAATTACAAGAGTCGCTCCACTTAAATGTACATCTTTCCAAGGCCTATCAGAAGAACCCAAATCGTAAGTATTTGCAGTTGTAGGAATTAAATGTGCAGAAATTTTATTTGGATCTAAACCCCCACCCAGAGCAGACTTATCAAGAAAAAGTTGTTTGATTTGGTGTTCAAGTCTATTAATTTTGACTTGAATAGGATTACTTTCCTCTTTTACTTTTTCTTCTTTATTTTTTTCTTGTTTGGTAATAACTTCTAAAGCTTGACTTACCGTTGTTTTTTCTTCAGTAATGTCAGATTCAGATAATACAATTTCTTCTTCAGATATAAGTTCTTGTGGTTGTTCATCGACAACAATTGGTTGATTTTCAACATCTGATTCTTCTCCACCAAACGAATGAAAAAGAGATTCCATAGCCCCAAGAGCATTTTCTTCCCTTTTCTTTTCATCCTCTTCAAATTTCCTTGCATTCTCTTCTTTGATGTAATCTAATTCTTCTTTGATTTGTGAATATCGTTTAAGAGGATCTTTATTATCAAGTTCTGCTTTAAGAAGAGAATACTTCACAAACGGATTTTTGCCGTTCAATTCCTCTTTTAATTCAGAATATTTTTCTATTATATTATCCATTGATGTGTTTATTTGCATAAATGTCCTTTCATTAAATTCCTCCACTTCTACATACTGTAGAAGATTGACACAACAAATATTTCATTCCATCCAAAGTAAATTTCAATTCACCTATGATTACATCAAGTATATTTGATGCACCAT